TAATGATTTGTATTTGTATTGGTTTGAGGGAAGCCACCACAGCCTCCCTCTACCAAACCAATAAAGCGAGCAGTATTTGAACTGCATGCTCAGGCAGTAATGGTTAGTTATATTTCTCCATCATGAAAATCCTCATACATTTGATCACGTGCTTCACGAAAATTATCTTCAATGTTACCTCCTTTAAAGAAAGCCATTGTTTCACGTGTATCAAAGTGACTGTTAGTACCTGAATCATGATAGTCTTCAGGAGTTTTATCAATCTTGATTCGCTCAAGTCTGCTCAGTCCTTCACGCTCTACTATATTGTAAAGCTTTTCCATACCTTCAACTACGCCTGCAATATCAGCAGACTCAAAGTTTTCTGCACTAAGATTGCTTAGTAAAGTGTTCACGTCATCTACAAAATTGTAGAGTTCAATAAATAGTTTCTGTTTCATAATGATTATTGATGTTTATTAATGATATGCCACTCTGCGTTTCTCATCTTGGGGTTGTGACCAAGCAATGCTCGCATTAACAAAGAGTTGTGCGTTACCCCTGGAAAACCAATAAGAATACACAACTCTGCAACGTCTTCTTTAATCACAATACCACGCGTTGCTTTGGTAAGGGAAGGTTTATCCACATCATCTGATACCTACAAACAGATTATACATATCTATTCTCTTTCTTACTGACATACTCTTGCGATGCAGTAACAGCGAAAGCAATAGTAGTAATCATTGAGAAGATAACAAGACCACTCCCAAACCAATCTTGGAAGCCAGTGCCTGATAGTAATCCAAAGACAATTGCTGCCAATGAATTGATAGCTATAAATGTAGCTAAGAACAAAGCAAACAAGCTAACGTACTTGATTGCGCATTTGAAAATAAATTTAACCATTGTGTTATAGTATTAGATTAGATAATTAATGAGATAAATAAAAATGCAAGGAAAAAGAGAGAGTGAATGTACAACGCACACTCACACTCACTCAGTAATCAGTTAACCTAAGGGAAAACTAAAAAGCTAAGGACGCCGAAGCGTCCTGTAACCTTACAACGATAGCGTTTCTTCTACAGAATAGTCGCTGATTGTAGCAATAGGCTGATTGTCTTTCTCGCCGAACACGATGTTGAACTCAGCCAATGTCCCTGCTTGGGATTTCTTGCCAACGGGTAGCGTGAACGTTCCCTTCTTGGTTGCGTAAGAGATGAACGCTCCCTTAGGGCCTACTACCTTGCTTGCTGTTGTTGCACCTTGTTGGCGCAGAAATGTTAATAAGTCCATACTTTTATGTTTTAGGATTTGACGTGGGACTATTCCCAACGCCAAAGTATAGTGGGGGTCTGTGTTGTAGTTGGTCAACACGCTCACAAATCCTCCACAAAAAATTTTTTTCCCAGAATTTTTTTCTAAGGGTGTAGACTAGATTATCTTTGCATGTCTATGACCGAAGATTTTAATTTAAGTGACGACTTCCAAGATTTTGTTGACGAACTTACGAGTGACGAAAAGAACGATAACGCTCAATGCTCCATTGATAATCCAGATTGTGAAAACTGCGGTAGCTAGGAGTTTATAAATTTTTATATCTTTACCACCAGAAGCACACGAAAGTGTATCACCCCAGAGGGCCAAAAGGTAGTTATGGGGTCAGACGTTGGATTGTAGTTCCTAAATAAGGAACAGAGTTTTCTCCAATAGCTTCGAAAAGAGAGGATATAGCCTGTAGTTGGGGCACATTGCACACAGGTAGGTGCGGTGAATTAACACTAGTTTTAGTGTCCCTAGGTAACCAGAAATGGTAGCACTGCTAAGAGGTAAAATTCCAATCGAAATACAAATTCCCTAAGGGGAAGGTGTATCTAAACGGGTAGAGATGAAATTATCTATTGTATCGCGTATAACGCTAGGTATTGCAGTTGCAATTATGCTAGCGTTTTTTAGTTACCAGACGGCTCTTATGATCGGCTATGCAGAATTAACAAGGCAGAGCGTGGTCATAGGATGGGCGGCTGTAGTACTTTTTATGCCATTTTTTTTCTACACTGTTGTAGAGTTTGTCAGGAGAGTTAGGTATAAGCTTCAGAGTATTGATGATACCCTAGCGGCTATTGATAAGTCCAATGCACTTGTTGAGTTTGACAAGGCCGGAGTTATTATTTCTTGCAATGATGTGTTTTGTAAGTTGACTGGGTACCAAGAGGAGGAGATTATTGGTATGCCCCACAGGATATTTATGCCTAAGCATATTGATAAGGCAGCCTACAGTTCTTTTTGGTATGACTTGAGTAAAGGCAAGGTAAAGAGCGGTGAGTTCCTACGAGTGGATAAGGATGGTAATGATATTTGGATTTATGGTAACTACAATCCTATTATGAATCCCTATGGAGAGGTGTACAGGATTCTGAAGATTGCATCTGATATTACTGAGTCAAAAGAGATTGAGGAAGAGATGCATAAGAAGAATGGATACTTGGAGCACGCTGCTAAGATCCTAAGGCACGATATGCACTCAGGCATCAACACATACATACCACGAGGACTAAGAAGCCTAAAGCGTAGACTGACAGAAAAGCAAATAGAAGATCTAAAAATTACAGCCCCCTTGAGAATGATACAGGAGGGACTAAACCACACACAAAAAGTATACACTGGCGTAAAAGAATTCACTAACCTAGTAAAGGAAGATGCACAACTTGATATGCAGCTTGTAAATGTAAAGGATATTCTTAAAAACTATCTATCTTCAACATCTTACAGTAAGCAGGTTGTAATCAAGGACTTGGGAGAGTTAGAAATTAACCCTGCACTCTTCTGTACTGCTGTGGATAACTTGATTCGAAATGGATTAAAGTATAATAATAGCGGTACGAAAAAAGTAACGATCTTTAGAGTTGAAAATACTATTGCTATCCAGGACAATGGGACTGGTATAAGTCAAGAGGATTTTTTAAGACTTTCTCAGCCGTATACCCGCGGCAACACTAAACATAAAGGCACCGGATTAGGATTAAATATCTGTGTAGCTATTATTAAGGAGCATGGCTTTACAATGAGGGCTGAGAAACTGGAGAATGGTACAATGATGATAATAAAATTGAAATGATAGATAGTATACTACTAGTTGATGATGAGGATCTATTCCACTTAGTGTTTGAGGATGCATGCAGCCTCCTTGATATGACATTAAGCTTACAAGCCCTAGACAGTTCAGATGAAGCAGACAAATTATTTAAGAAATGGTTTGTTGAGGGCCCTATCGACGAAAGACCAGAGTGTGTATTCGTGGACCTCAACATCATTGGTTCAAGCTTTGACGGCATTGAACTTATCAGAAAAATAAATACAGATTATGGAAACGGAGTGGTTATTGGTATTATTTCTAGCTCTGATGACAACCAAGAAATTGATAAAGCGAAGGGAGTAGGTGCCCAGTTTTGGATCATCAAGAGTGATGAGATAGAGCCACGCCTTGAGGACTTTGTTAAGGACTACGAAGGTTATAAGAACAAAGAAAATCCGTTCAAAGTGTACAAATGATAACTTCTAAAGACACGGTAGAGGAAGCATTGCGTAAAGCAAAAGCTAAGAAGGTTTACTTGGAGGGGAACTTCGTAAAGATACTTTCAAAAACTTTACCTGCCGATGTCAAGGAGTATGTTGAAGAGTGCAAAGCTAGGGATAAGAATGCCCGTAGAAAAAGGCTTGATGTTACTAAGCAAGTACAGGCTCAGAACAAAGAGCTTGAAGAAGCGGCCACAGTAAATAAGGCTCTTGTTATAGAGCTTCAGAATGAAAAGGATGAAGCGGAGAAACTAAGAGATAAAGCTGTAGAGGATCTAGATACCTTACAAAAGCGCACCCAGTTTGAGTTGATAGGACTCATTGTAAGGGTGGCATTGATAGTTATAGTTATGGTGGGAATAACCACCACTATACTATATACTATGGCAATAATGATGGGAAAAGACACCACATTGCTTGGTAATGCGTGGAGCAACCTATTTGGTATCCTCCTTACCAATAGCTTTAGCATCATAGGAACAATAATGGGAGTGAAGTATGCCACAGGAGAAGGTAAGTAGTTGGGGAGATAGCGTTAGAACTTGGGCAAGTGGATACAAGGATAGTGTGATAGTAGATATGCACTACGACAATAAGACTGGGTTTGAAAATATCTATGTACACAAAGACCATGCGGATAGCTGGAAAAGAAACACTGACAGTCAGGATAGCTTAGCTGCAACAAATTGGCAGTATTGGATGGTACCTACATTTTTTGCTATTATGATAGCTCTTATCATATTTGCTTTTATCTTGTACAGAGACAATAAGATAGCCCTAACTACCAAAAGAACTGACTCTATTCTAGAGGACATTGGTAAAAATGTTTAGAAATCTTACATTTTTCTTGTAAGTGTAAATTATTTTATTATAACTTTGTCTATAACTAAATATATAGGCAATGGCAGACACTAAATTAGATTTTAAACCTTACGGTGGATGGGTTATATTACCCAATCCTGCAGCAAAAAAGCGAGAGTCAGGAATTATTCTAGAAGATGACGTAGCAAACAAGCTGCGTACTAATGTTCTAGAAGTATTAGCAGTAGGACCAGATTGTAGACAGACACAAGTTGGGGATACTGTTATGGTAGATCCTAGTTCAGAGGCAATGATTGTACATATCAATGAGGTATCGTACTTATTTGTTAACGAATTCCAAATTTTAGGTAGATTCTTGTGATTCCTGCAGGTACAGTAACTATATCTCTAAAGGATTACCACGATTTACTAGAAAGTAAAGAGAAATCCGAGACTCTTCGAGATGACACCCAAAGGGCTGCTAAAGAAATAGCAGTCTTTTTGAGTTTTATGGCGACACGTAAAGATATAGAGCCGTATGTGCAAGAATTTAACAGGCAGGCTACTTCTTCTGAGATAGTTATAGAAGGTAGTAGGGCTAGAATAAAATTTAAAGATGCTTAGAACAAGATTTGCTACAAAAGATTTAACAGAGCTTGTGCATCTAATGGTAGAATTTGAAGAAAAGTTAACAATGTGGTCAGAAAAGAATATTACCGCAACATGGGATGTGCGGATTTTAATAGGAGAAGGAGAGTACATTATAGAAGTTACTGTAGAAGATGATGAAGACAAAAAAACCAAATAAGCGTAAGCTTACAATAGACGGTGCTATACACAAAGTGGAAAAACCAGTTTATGACTTAGTACACCAATTAGAAAGCCAGCTTAGTAATCACACATTAGCGCTGTATAACTATGTTGAGATTCATATTAAGAATGATAATGACAAATCTCATATAGAAGAAGTGTTATATAAATATTGCATGCAATTACCTTTTGCAGATGCTATAGTAGCAGAAATAAAAGAGAAAATAGATGGAGCAGAAAATAACGATTAAGGTAAATTCTACCTACAAGTACTTGCAACTTTGGAACGGTATTTTTAATCTTACAGACATGGAGCTTAAAGTGTTATCTACGTTAGTAGATTTGCAGTTGGAAGAGGGCACAAAAAATTTGTGTGCATCTGACAATAAAAAACAAGCTGCAAGAGCTTTAGGTATCAGTGATTTTAATACCTTAAACAATTACGTAAAGAAGTTTAAGGATAAGAGAGCAATCCGTAAAGTTGGTAAAAATTACGTGCTAAATCAGTTGCTAAATGTTAAAACCACAGGAGTTAAAGTCAACATTAAACGAGAATCCTAATTATGTAATAACTCAGTATCTCGTAGACGAAATATATGTTGGAATTATACAAGATGGTTATGGAAATTTATTAGACTTAGAAATTATTGAACTAGAGTATGAGCCAGGACAAAGAATTGCCGAGTATTTGGCAGATGACTAAAAACTTTAGCAAAGAAGTTGCAAAGTATGTATCAGAAGGGTTACCTAATGTATCGGAAGCTGAGTATAAAAAGAGACTAGAGACTTGTGCCTCTTGTGAGTTTTATCTAGCTGATAGTACAAGGTGTGCTGCCTGCGGATGTTTACTAGAGCATAAAGCAAAATGGAAAACATCTTCTTGCCCAAAGCATAAATGGGGACCACAAATAAAAAAGCATGGCAAAATCGAAAAAAGCCCTGATACAGGAGCTAGCGAGTAAGCATAACCTACCACTTAAGACCGTATCCAACATTGTAGAGCACCAGTTTAAGTATGTGGCTAAGATTATGGGCCAGGGTAACTTTGAGGCTGTAAGATTACCATACTTTGGTAAGTTCTCTGTAAAACCAGGTAGACTAAAAAATGTAAATAAGAAAAAAGATGCAACTACTAACAATAACAGATAATGTTGCAATGCCATCTGCTTACACGCTGACTATAGAAGAGTTTGCAAAGCTTGTAAGTAGAGATAAGACTAAGTCAAAGGACAGATCTAGCAAAGAGCTAGCATATGTGTACTTTGTTTGTGATCATGCGTCACCATTTGCTGTATATGGTGAGGACAAACGTGGAGAAGAAGTAAAGCTTAGCGTGTTTGGGGAAACAAAATGGGAACCAGACTCTGCCATAGAAGCAGCTTGTGAAAAATACAAGAAACTAAAAGAGACCTCAGCAGTACGACTGTTAGTAGCAGCTAGAGAGTCGGTTGTAAAACTAGAAAATTATTTTAAAGACATAGATCTTACCCTAGCAGATGATAACGGCAAACCAATCTTTTCAGCAAAAGATTTAGTAGCTAATTTATCTAAGATGGGGGATGTTATAAATGGAATTAGTAAATTAGAAGATCTTGTTAAGAAAGAAGAGCAAGTGCAATCTAGTAACCGAGGTGGTGTAGAGGTAAACAAGTATAGTCAGTAGTGGACTTTTTAGAAGACATAGAAAAATACGAAAGAGCGATGTACAATGCTTACAAGTTAATTGTAAAAGACATGACTCTTGATGATTTTTTTGATGAATATTCTAACACACAAGAATTATCAGAACTATACCTACCATTTGACCCGTTAGAGAGTGACGGTCGAGATCCAGGCACAATAGACATAGTTATAACATTTATGGAGTCTATGGAAGAGTATGAAAAGTGCCAGAAATTACTAGATATTAAAAACCAATGTTTAAAAACACAGATCGACTAAGACCAGCCGCTCTAAAGTTTATAGAGCATGGCTATTACACAAATGCCCTAGTAGGTACAAAGGATTACTACGAGTTTTGGGACAATGAACAGCACAGATGTATGTATGGATACACTGTGGGCGAGGACACTGACCAAGAAATTACAATTACAGGCAATCATTACTTCTATCTTAACTATTGTCCTATAGATAGATCTGTAGACGAAGAGTTACCAGACGGTACAGTGATTGCAAAACGTGAGCGCACGTTTCCTGCATTCTATGACGGGGACTACAAGTATTTTACAGCTATAGATACATGTCGTAAGACTAACAAGCACATGACTGTACTAAAAGCAAGACGTAAAGGCTACTCTTACAAGGCAGCAGCTATGCTTGCACGTAATTATTTCCATATACGCAACAGTAAGAACTATGTATTTGCTGGGCAGAAAGAATACTTGATTGGGGACGGTCTATTGTCAAAGGCATGGGAGATATTGTCTTTTGTTGACGACAATACAGCTTGGACACAGCCTAGGTTACGTGATAGGGAGATGAACAAGATGTCTGGGTACAAGAAAAATGTAAACGGGTCTGATGTAGAGCTAGGTATGAAGTCAATGATTATGGGGGTATCACTAAAAGACGCACCTGACAAAGTACGTGGTAAAGCAGGCGAGCTTATATTCTTTGAAGAGGCAGGTGCATTCCCAGGACTGCTAAAAGCATGGGAGGTTGCTATGCCTACAATGCGTCAGGGTAGTAAAACTTTAGGTACAATGGTGGCTTTTGGTACAGGTGGTACAGAGGGTGCTGACTTTGAGGGTATGGAGGAGTTGTTCTACAATCCTGAATCGTATGACTGCATGGCTTTTGACAATGTGTGGGATGACGGTGCTATGGGCACACAGTGTGGACACTTTGTACCTATCTACGAAAACTTAGATGGGTTTATTGACCTTGATGGTAACTCTGACACAGAAACTGCAAAAGCTTTTGAGCAAGAAAATAGAAACAAGAAGAAAGGCACTAACGATCCTAAAGCATACGACCAATACATAGCAGAACATCCTAATAATCCTAGGGAAGCTACACTGCAAGTGTCATCTAACCTTTTTGACATTGCATCTTTACAAGAACAATACAATAAAGTTAAGGTAAACAACTTGCAAAGTGTAGGTACAGCCGGTAAGTTATACTATGGCAAAGAGAACAAGATACAGTTTAAGCTAGATGGTGATTTACGGCCTATATCTAGATTCCCACACAGGAAAGAAGATGATTTGTCTGGCGCAGTTGTAATTTATGAAGGGCCGTACAAAAACCAAGAAGGACAAACGCCACATAACTTGTATTTAGTTTGTCATGACCCCTATGGGCAGAATAAAAGCGCAGATTCTACTTCGTTAGGTGCTGCATATGTAATAAAAAGAGTCAACAATATATCACAACCAGACGATATAATTGTTGCTAGCTATATAGGTAGACCACAAACACAGGACGAGTACAACAGAAACTTGTTTATGCTAGCCGATTATTACAATGCCAAGATTGGGTTTGAGAATGACCGTGGTGCTGTAATACAATATGCAAAACAACACAGAAAGCTACACAAACTACAGGTAGAGTTTGAGATGCTTGACAAAAAAGACTTACGCTCTAAAAATGTAAAGAGACAATACGGTATGCACACAACAGAAGCTAGGAAAAGACAAGGCGAGTTGTACATACGTGATTGGTTGAATACAGTTAGGAGTGTAAAAGAGGACGGGACAACTACACTAAACCTGCACAAGATATATGACTTAGCCTTGTTACAAGAACTGATAAAGTTTAACTACAAGGGCAACTTTGACCGCGTTATGGCACTTATGATTGGTATGTACCACACGCGAGAGTTGTATAATGCAGAAGTAAAAGAGGTATTAGAGGACAGATCAGTAGACTCCTGGTTTGACAATAACTACCATTAAGTGCTATACCAATAAGAGCACCTTTAAAATAACACATGTGCAGTATACAGGGCTGTGCATTAATTAACTTTGTATTCTATGTATCTAGGGGGAGAGAAAATACCGCAGCAAAGGCTGCCTTTATCAAAGAAAACAAAAAAGTGGCGCGAGGAGTGCGTTGAAGCTTTTATTAATTTATCACATAACGGTTTACACGATCACAAAAGTGATTTGCGTGTATTGTATGATTACTATAACGGTATAATTGACGAGGAAGACTATCGTTACGTTCTAAAACCTTATGGCAAAAGCCGTAAGAACTTCCCCTCTAAAATGCGTAACTATCCTATTATTAAACCCATTGTGGATCTTCTCCTAGGCGAAAAGTCTAAAAGACCTCTCAATTATACTGTTACAGTACAAAATGCAAACGCAGTAACCGAGAAAGAAAAAGCAAAGCAGCAGGCTATCTACCAGAATTTGCAAATGCAATTCTTAAAAGTAATGTCTGAGCAAGCTCCTGATATGGTAGACCCTAATCAGGTTCCTCAAGAAATACCTATGCCTGAGCAGATTGCTAGCCAGTTTGACAACAACTATGTAGACAACAGAGCTATCAAAGGGCAGTATGCTATGACATACATTATGCAAGATCAAGAAGTATATGACAAGTTACAAAAGGCTTGGTTTCATTTCTTAGTTGCAGGCGAGGTGTACACGCATAGAGGTGTGCGTAACAGAGAACCATTTTACGAAATACTTAATCCGATAGACGTAGATTACGATAAAGATCCTGATCTAGAGTTTGTAGAAGATGGTGACTGGGCACTTGTACGTAAGTATGTACATGCGTCTACAGTTATTGACCATTACCACGATGCACTAAATGATCAACAAGTTCTAGAGCTAGAAGAGCCTAGACAACACGATATTGACAGTCATTTATTTTACAAATCTTCTACTACCGACCCTAACATACATAGAAATAGATTAGTTGAGGTAACTACAGTGTATTGGAAATCTAGAAAGCGTATTGGTTTCTTAGAGTACCTTGATCCAGAAACAGGGTCTATTGAGACTGTAGAGGTGGACGAAACTTTCAGAATGCCTGCAGAAATGAAAGAGGCAGGAGGAAAAGTAAAATACATGTGGGTAAATGAAGTATGGGAAGGTACCCGAATAGACGGGAGGTTCTACATAAACATAAACCCACTAGCAAATCAGCGTATATCGCTTGACAATCCTTCTAAGTGTAAATTACCTATTAACGGTAGAAAATATTCTGACATAAACTCTAGAAATGTATCTCTAGTGTCTTTGGGTATTGCATACCAGTTAAATTATAATATTTACAAGTATCGATTAGAGCTTGCTATTGCTAGAAGTAAAGATATTATTGCACAGTTTGACATTAACATGATTCCTAAGAAGTGGGACATGGATAAGTTTATGTACTATGTAGAAGGTACAGGTATTGCATGGGTTGACTACAACAAAGAAGGTATACAGCTATCTCCACAGCACCAGTCTGTACTAGATATGTCAATTAAGACTATACAGCAGTACATTGTGTTGCTTGACTCTATTTTACAAGAGTGGGAAAAACTATCTGGTGTATCTAGACAACGACAAGGTGATATAGGTGCATACGAAGGCAAGGCATCTAGTCAACAAGCTATCTTACAGTCATCGCACATTACAGAAGACATGTTCCGCAAGTTTGCTAGACTAGAGCAGAGAGATATGCAAGCACTGCTTGACTATTCTAAAGAAGCATGGTTGACAGGTAAGAAAGGACAGTTTGTTATGCCAGATGGTACAACAGATTTCTTAGACTTAGAATCTATGGAGCACTTAGAATCTGAGTACGGCATATTTGTATCTGACTCTGGTAAAGATCAACTCAAGTTAGATCAGATCAAAGGCTTGACACAGGCTATGATTCAAAATGGTGCTAAGACATCTACAGTTGCAGAGATGTTAGATGCAGAAAGTTTCCCACAAATCAAAGAGAAGCTAAAAGCAGCAGAAAAAGCGCAAGAAGAATTAGAGCAAGCACAACAACAAGCTCAACAACAGCAACAGCAACAAGCTATGCAGATCCAACAGCAGCAAATGCAGATGGAGGCTTTAGAAAAAGATAAAGACAGACAAGCTAAGATAGAAGTAGCTCTTATCAATGCAGAGGCACGTAGAGATCCTGCAGCAGAGAACTTTAACTTGCAGAAAATGATGCAAGACTTTGAAGTTAAGCAGAGAGAGCTAGATTTAACAGAGCAAGAAATACAACGTAAGTCACAGGCAGACGAAAACAACGCAGATATTCAGAGAGAGAATGCTAGACAACAAGAGTCGTAGAGAAATTCTAGAAGCAGCTAAAGCAACTGACTATCAAGGTAGCATTATGGATCTTTACGATGCTGCTAGGCAAGGTCAAGATGTAATGCAAATGTTACAGCCTATGCAGGTTGCACAAACTCCTGAACAGAAGCAAGTAGGTTTACGAGAACAGCATGCCATGGGTAACACCCAAGCTAGTATGGCATTCCCAGACACACCCCCTAACACACCTTTTAACACAAAGGGTATGAAGGCGCCTATTAACATCAGCAAGTTTGACGAACAAGGGCATTTAGTACAATCGTTTAAGAATGTGCCACCAGGTATTGAGAGTTTACCTACCGGCCCAGGCAAGGGCACAGTCATAGAGACTCCCGCGTACAAGAAAGGCGGTTATAGAGCTAAATATCAAACAGGCAGTTTTAAAGATGGTATGAACGGCATGATGAAAGCTCGTATTGCATTGGAAAATGAGTTTGGTAATAATCCTGCTATACAGAGAATGATTGTACCGCCTGATAATTCATATAAGTTTGATAATGGTGACACAGGTACGCATTACATGGGCAGCTATGGTAATTATGCTATCCCTGAGATTCAAGATGTAAATGGTAAACTAGAAATGACTGGGCCTAGAATGAATGAAGCTATACGTTTTAATCGCCCTGAGGATGCTATGTACTTTGCTAAAAACTATAAAGATGTAGCTCCAGCATTTAATAAAAGCGTATATCCAAATAAATATCAATTTGGTGGACGGCAAGGAGATACATTCCAAGAAGTAGATACTTATATAAAGCCAGGCCAAAATATTAGACCTAACTGGGCACAAACTCCAGATGCAGTTACTAATTACACTTTTGGTAAAAACCTAGTAGATGACGAGTCTAGATTCTCATTAGGTCTGCAAGGCACTGACATACTAGATGAAATTAAATACCGTGCAGATTTGATAGGAAGTGCCGGCATAGGTGTAGGAAATCGTAAAGGTAAAAGTTTTAGACCTGCAGGTGAAAACTTAAGAGCAGGTATTAGGGGGCAAGCTAGTTGGCAAGGTGTTCCAGGAAATGTGTTAGAAAATATGTTTCCTAGAAGCGGTGTAAATGTGAGAGGTAGCTTTGAAGGCGAGGCAGGACTTGCGTATGCTAACGGTGCGGTTAGTCCTTACATGAGCGTAACGCCTCAAACTAACTTTTCTCTAAATGACAATCTATCTCTTGGTATAGGTTATGAAATGAGAGGTAGGTATGATAAAAACCGCAATAATCCTATATACGGCAGCACCGGCACAGGTACTGTAGCTCCTTTAAGTCAAAGAGATGCCTACTCTGGTATGGGTAGAGGTGCAGGTAGGTTATCTCTAAAGTATAATATGGGAGACGGAGATTTTGTTGAAGGTTACTATTCAAAGCCTAATAGTCTTTATCAGGGCAGTATGTACCCAGCTCCTGGTGTAGTTGCACTAGAAAATGAAGGGCCTAGGCTCGGCGTAAGACTTAAGAAAAGCTTCTAAGTGTTATACAATAAAGCATATACGAAAAAATAATTAAACCAACTAAACCAGACTAATTTTAAATAATTTTGTAAAGATTAATTTTATAGACAATGAGTGACGCACAAGAAAAAATTGCATTAGACGACATATCTTTTGATGATATGTTTGACGGTGTGTCAATGGACTCAGAGACCAATACTGAGGAAGTTGCAGAAGAACCAACAAATGAGACCCCTGAAGCTGCAGAGCTAGACGAAGACGCAGCTCTTATGTCAGAAGAACCTGAAGAAGAGGTAGAAGAAAATGACGAGGAGCTAGAAGACGAGCTAGATGAAGTAGAAGAGCAGGAGAATGTTACAGAAGAAGCCTCAGAAGATGGCACACTTGTAGGAGAAATTCTATCTAAGTTAGGATACGAAGTAGAAGACGAATACGAGGATACTACTGATGGCTTATTACAGTTAACTCAAGATATGAGTTCTAAGATGGCAGAAGATCAATTAGATAATCTGTTTGAAAAGTTCCCACTGATTAAAAACCATCTTGAGTACGTTCTTAACGGAGGTGACTCGCAAGAGTTTATGCAGGCATACGATCCTAACTTGGACTATGACCAGATTGAACTTGATGAAGACGATGTCAGAAGCCAAAAAGGAATCTTAGCGGATTACTTTGCTGCAAAAGGCCACGACAACGAATTTATTGAGGAGATGCTAGATGATTATGAGGATACAGGTAAACTGTTCCAAAAATCAGAAGCTGCTAGAAAAGCTTTAGCTAAGTCACAGGGCACACAAAGACAGCAGTTGTTAGAGCAGCAAAAACAACAGCGAGCCCAGAAAGAAGAAGAACAGACACAATTTTGGAACGGTGTTTATGAAACAATTAGTAATACAGACGAGTTTGCAGGTATTACAGTTCCTAAAAAAGATAAGGCTAAGTTCTTTGATTATGTATCGAAGCCAATAACTAAGGAAGGGTTTACACAACGTGACCTAGACCATAGAGAGGCGCAGATGGATGTAAAGCTAGCGATTGACTACTTGATGTACAAGGGTTTTAATCTAGACAAAATCATCAATACAAAAGCAAAGACAAAAGCAACAACATCATTGAGAGATAGAATCTCTAAGAATGAAGAAAGAGTTAAGAGTGCAAGAAAGGCCTCTAGACGACCATCTTCAGCTATTGACTTAGATGCTCTAGATCTTGATATATGATAAATGGCAATTTTAAAATGCGCTAACTTTAATAATTAGATAAAAAAATGGCAATTAACGGAACAAACATTTCTGTGCAGAAAACGTTTTACAACGATGCACAAATGACAGACATGAACAGTCTGGCAAATGCTTTGCTCTCGAAACCATCTGAGTTATCTCCAATCATCACTCACCTAGCAGGTAAAGATGACAAGCGTTTCCCATTATCTTTCTTAACAGAAGGTGTAGGTAACGTACAGTCTATCGACCGTCTTGAGTATGAATATCGTGTGGCAACACATCGTTTGAGAACTCGTCCAGTTTCAGGAGCACCTAGCAGTACTTCTAATGTTGGTCTTGGTGGCTCTTCTTTTGAGATTGAGTTTCCTGACAAACACTTTGTATTCCCTTACGTACTTGTATCTCAATCAGGTGCGCAAGCTCGTATCATGAAAGAACCACAGCAAGTAGCTGGCGGGTCTGGTTGGAAATACACTCTTCAGATTGTAAATCCTTCTAGCACTGCTACTGTACCTGCAGCTGACGTTGCAGTTGGTGCATTGTGGGCTCAGATGTTCGCACCTGTAGGTGTTGACTTCTCTCGTGGTAACGCATCTAACTGGGAATCTCCAGGTTTGGTACGTAACAAATTAACTACAGTACGTAAGTCTTACCACATGTCTGGTAACGCTAAAGAATTTGTAGCTGAGTTTGCTCTACCAACAAAAGGTGGTTCTACTACTAAGTTGTGGATGGATTACGAAGAGTACTTACACATGCTAGACTTCAAAGAAGAATGTGAAATGTACTACTGGTACGGAGAGAAAACTTACGACAGCAACGGTCACACTTTCATGAAAGATGAAAATGGTCAGCCTGTAATCGTAGGTCCTGGTCTATTCCAGCAGATTGTAAATAAAGACACTTACTCTACTATGACAGAGTCTAAGCTTAAAAACATCATTGGTGACTTGTTCTACGGAATGACTGATGCTGCTCAAAAGCAAATTACTCTATACACTGGTACGGGTGGTGCACGAGAGTTTGATGAAGCTCTTAAAGCTCACTTTGGAGGCAGTAACAGCTTTAAAGTGTCAAGCGGCGATAGCCGATTCATCACAGGTAGCGGACGTAACTTAGGATTAACTGGTTACTTCACTACTTACGAGCACGTAGACGGGCACGTAGTAAACGTAGTCAAACTTCCATTGTTTGATCACGGTGCTGTTGCTCAAGCTCGTGCTAAACACCCTGTTACAGGTTACTCACTTGAGTCTTACCGTATGGTGTTCGTTGATCAGTCTAACTACGACGGTCAGAACAACTTACAAATGATCTCTAAGAAAGGTCGTGAGATGATGCGTTGGTGTGTAGCTGGTTCAGTTGTTCCAAAAGGATTCGAATCGACTTCTGCAAGAGCATCTGATGTAGACGGGGCAAGCGTACACATGTTGAAGACGGCTGGTCTAGCGCTTAAGCGTTTTGACACGTCATTAGACATTGAGTGTATCGCTTCTTAATAAAGGCGTGTAACGCGGTCTATATATTGGTTTGGTTGAGGTTGTGGGGAGCTTTGCTCCTCACATCCTTACTTTAAAATATAGGAGAGTTATTCTTTCCACCCTATAACAATTAACTAAAAAGAACTGAATTATGAGTAAAAAAGTATTTATTAGGAGAAAGGACATTGATGGTCACTTACCTAAACAAGTACGAGCTGAGGCAACTATGAAACTCAGTAGTATCTATGTAAATAGACAACCTTTGCACGGTTTTAGTGCTGAGGATAACAAGAAGTATCTGGATGGTATTTTAGATGTAACGCCAGAACATGTTGACTGGCCAAAGCATGTAAAACAATTCTATGCAGATCTTACTATTCCTGTAGGATTTACAGGAGTTGAACTAGAGGTAGGTTTAGATGGTAGTAATACCCCAATAAACATAATGGATTACATTAAGTACAATTTTGCACTTAAACATCCACATGTAGCACTGACCAAAGAGGAGATGGATGGCAACTTTAACAAGCGATTCTATATCCAAGATCTCGGAAGAGAGGACAAGGTTAAGAACAACGAAATCAAACTTAAGAAAGATGCAGACAAAGCGTTTATCAAACTTTCTTCTAGTTTACCAAACATGAAGCGTGTATTACGTTTGATGGCAAGTAGCAATCCTGATAGAATGACAGAGGAGCAAGTAGAAAACTCACTATATGAGTTGAAAAACAAAAACCCAAAGAAATTCTTACGTATTGCCACTGATAAGAACTTAGAACTAAAAGCAGAAATCGATGAAATGGTATCTGCAGGAGTTCTTAGAAAAATTGGAAACCAAGTTATCTTTATTGACGAGGTCTTAGGAGAAACAATTGATGATACAGTTGTTTATCTAAAAGACAAGAAAAATTCAGGTAAGTTGACAGTACTACGAGCCAAACTTAAAGAGTTGGCATTGACTTAATATGAATGTAACTGAAATGCATATTGCTGTACAGCAAGGAGTGGATAAGATTAATTCACTCCAGGCTGACAGCTTGCTATCCGAAGAGATAGACTTAGAATTAAATAAAAACGTTTTTAGATTTATAAATACTAAATATGGTAGAAACAACACTTACCGTAAAGGTTTTGAAGAATCACAAAAGCGAATTGATGACTTACGCACGCTAGTGCGCGAGTATGAGTCAAGTGTATCTTTTAAGGAAAGGTTACAAACTAAAATATTTGTAGACACATTTAGGTTACCAGCTGACTATATGTATCTAGTAAATCAAGTATCTAGGGTTTACATTAACAAGTGTGTTCCTATAGATTATCAGCTAGTGAATCTACCAGACATATCTTATTTTGTGTTAGACTTTGACACTTTTGTACTTAACAACGAGAGTGGTAATTCTACTGCATTTATAAATGGGATAGAAATGCAGTTAGAGGGTGACCTAAATTATGATACTGCTCAAATATGGGGACCGTCAGCTAACTTACTAACTTCAGGATGGTTACCTACATCGTACCCTTCAAACATAGAGGCTGTTAAACAAGATATACTTAATAACCCAGGAGCAGGTTTTAAAATTTACTGGGAAGAGTTTGAAACTTTGTATGAGCCAGGAAGTTTTATTGTAGCTGTAGATACAGAGTTTCACCCTTGGTTTAACTGGGACCTGTCTCGAGGCGATGTTTCTTTTGCGCATGGTATACCTTACAATGACGGCATTAATAATATAGAGCCACCAACACCACAAGCTGGGCGTATACTAGACTCTAGCTACTCTGAAAAAAGACAACCAATAGTTTTTACAGACTTACTTACACAAGGCAATAGGTTTTCACAACAGGATGATATTTTTGCATTACTCAATGATCCATTTAATACTACAAAGCATACGTCACCATTGACAACTATGCGTGGTAGATCCCTAGATGTGTACACGAGTGATATATTTATAATAGATTCTGTAAAAATAACCTATATAAGAAAGCCGAAAGAGATTTCCTTATCTTTGGGGGTAAACTGCGAACTGCCTGAACACACTCATCAAGAGATCGTTGCGATGACAGTAAGCAGTATTTTGGAAGCCACTTCTGATCCTAGATACCAATCTTCGTTAGTAGAGGTTACAAAGAATGAATAGTTTTATTATTAATTTATAAATCGAGACATCATGTCAAGACATTTATTTGTAGGAGATGGCACTGCATACAGCTCAGCAAGTGGTTTAGTAGCTGCGGGTGCACTCTCTATTGAAAAATTAAGCGATAACGGGCCAACAGAATTAGTTGTTGGTGACACTATCGCTGATAGCGAACAAATTCGTATTGTTCAAGGTACATCTGGAAACAACATCGTATCTCCATGGTTCTATGGTAGAAACGTAATTTCGTTTTCAGGTAAAGAATCTGCAGATCAAAGTGCTGCTACAGTAACTATTGATATTGCAAATGCTTCTACTGCAAAAGGAGATTTAACTCTTAAGTTTGTACGAAAAGGCGGACCACGTCCAGAGTTTTTCCAGTTTAGCACTGAGATTGCTAGCGGTCGTTCTGCTGCTAATGCTGCTGCAGATGTTGTAGCTGCTTACAATGCTTTAAGTAGCTTGCCAGATTGGTTAAGTCCAGCAAGTGTTTCTGTATCTAGCACTGATCAAGTTGTATTTTCAGGTATCCTACGAGGCGCTACTACCAAAGGTGGTGACAGCTGGGATTACGAACCATCTAACTTTGAAATGCCTATAGACACTGAGCTAGTACCTACTGGTTTAACAGTTACTGTTGCTGCTGAGTCTGGAGCTGATCCAGGTGTTGGTGAGGGTTCTGCAATTATTGCTTTAGAAGAATCATTGCATGGTGTAAGCCACGGATTCTATGATCGTTTGAAAATGCCTAACAAGCCTGCAGTAAACGCAGTGGCTGGCACAGATTACGATATTTATTCTATTGCAGCTACAAAAGACGGCAGCACTATGTCTGCTATCAAAGGTGTAGATAATCTAATAGAAATTACTGTTGCTTTAGCTGATGGTGCAGATGCTGCAAACAAAGCTGCTTTTGAGAATAAACTAAATGGTTATTTAGGATCTGCGGGGTTAGCTCCTGTTACTTTATAATTATTAACTTTTAAATTTTAAGAAAACATGGCAAACCCTAAATTAATGTCAGCACATGCTAGATACGACTTTGCAGTTGATGGCGGTGCAGCAAGTACGATTGTACCAAGCAATTCTGCAATTATCCCTGATAATGCAGTTATTGTTAGATGTTATTCTGTAGTTACTACAGCAATGGCAAGTGGTGGTTCAGCTACATTAGCTCTTACTGCGGGAGGAGTTACTTTAAAAGCTGCAACAGCATTTGATAACGGAGCTTTTGATGATGAAGACGTAACAGAACATGCTGTTACAGACAAGACTACATCTTCAACAGGTATACAATTTGTAATTGCAACAGCAGCTTTAACTGCTGGTGTAGTTGATGTATACGTTGAGTACTATTTCGCACCTGAATCTGCGTAACTAGGTATTTAATTTAAGACTACTAGGGGGCTTGTCCCCCTACTGGTCTTTTTTATTATATTAGACAAATGGCAACACTAAACGTATCAAATACTGCAGACTGTAACAAAATTATTATTACTGTTGTCCCTACAGTTGGCTCAGACATTAAAGAAGTTCAAATAGCTAACGACGACTACTCTTTTAGATATTCTTTTACTGGGGATTCTACCAACACTAGAGTTGTAACAGTTTCTGATTTTGCAGAGGACAACAGCAATGGTATTTTTATAATTAATTACTACGAAGGTGGTGATTTAAAAAGCAGAACAGCTGCATTATTATCTTGTGACGTTTTATGTTGTTTGGCTGGTAAAATGAATGAGCTTTTAGATTGCGATTGTGACTGTACAAAATGTGCAGACCAATTAGCAGAAGCTCAAAAAATATTTTTATTATTAAAGACTGCAGAATCTGAAATCGCAACTGCAGATGAAGCAGGAACTGTTCAGCAAATACAAGCTGTAATAGACAATGCTCAAGAAAAATATATAACTGCACTCGACATGTGTGGAGGACATTGCGGTTGTAACTGTTAATTATGGCAACTAGGCAAACATTTGTATCCTACAAGTATTTTAAAGATTCTGCAGGGATTAACTATGCAGTTCTAAACTCTCATAATTCTGATAAGATTGGATCTGTAAAAGTAGGAGAGGATAGTAATCTTGCTATTTTAACAGAAAGAGTAGAGATTAAATTAGACGGTACCCAAGAAATTGTAATAGAATACAAAGGTTTTGGTAACTTAGATATAGTATTTGATTCTACCCTTCAAACTCAAATTTACATAAAAGAGGCAAAGGCTGACGAATCTTTAAAACAAGACTTTAATTCACTTATAAGGTCTTTTGTATTTGGGGTAAATGAAGATTCAGATGTAGGGTACACTTTTTCAGACTCTTTATTCTACTCAGAGGGTAATCAATATAGAGATCTTTTTATATTTCCTACATCTAACAACAGACATCTTAGTGCTAGCACTGTAGAAGAATTTTACTATACTGCAGAGGGTGTAGCTGCATATATAGGCTCTTCAGAATTGCAAAACGATTTTTTAAACCAAATAGAGTACACTAATGTAGGATCTAGTGCTGAAGATATTGGTAAGCCTAGAGGTGTAGATAAAGGAACAGAGTTAAGCTTTAGTTGTACTAGTAGTATTGACCCAGATATTATATCTCCAAGAGTATTTGGGGGATTTGTAGCAGTGTCACTAGCTGTAAGAACATCTCTTGTAAACAGAGCCTGTCTAGATCCTAGATCCACAAACTATTATCTAAAACAATGTGTAGACCAGCAGTTACCTTGTGTACAAACAGGTGCTCCTATAAATGATTGTGATGGAGTTGCACTTACAGCCAAAAGGCTTAATGAGCACCCAACTGTTGACGGAGGTTGTTGTACATTTACGACACAATGTGATGAATATAATGTAGTTCTTAAATCTACAACAAAAGCAGACTCTGCAGTTGACAATGGTGGTACAGCAACCTTTGAAGTTTTTGGCGGGGCTGCTAACTACAAAACTGTTGTTAACGTAAATCCTTTAGTTGGCTTAGACAGTACAGATGTATCGTACTCAACAGCAACTACTACAGGTATAGGCACAGCTGAGATTACAGTTACAGGACTATTTCCAGGAGGATATACAATTACTGTAAGCGATCAAAGTGAAGGAGTTAATGCATGTAGTCAAACATTATCTTTTGTAATTAGCTCAGAAGGAGCAACATTTGACGGTTTATACGGATGTAAGTCTACAAGTTTAGCAATTAATTACGACACAACTGTAACAAATCATATTGCTTCAGGCTGTGTTTTCTGTAACGAAGGCGGTAAACTGCAGGCAGATGTTGATAATAACGGGCCAGTGCTAGGTCCTTGGGTTTTAGATACAGGTAACTCTACAATTGTAAACACTACATCAGATCCTGATGGTACTAGTCTTAGTGTAGGTAAAATTAATTTTGCTGGTATACTTTACCCTGATGCCTATACAGTATTAGCTAAACCTAATTTATTAGAGTTTAAAGTATTTGAAGAGTTTATAAGCAGCCAGTCTGATCCTGTAGATTACAACCTACGACAGATGAACGAGTCAGGAAAGATAGGGATAGATCTAGTGAATTCCGCTAAACAAATGGCTTTAGATAACCTTGACGGTAAAACTCGCATAACTGACAACTCAGTTAATAGAGCATCAGCTCATAGTATAGGAACTCCACATATATTCTCAGGCCTAGCTTCTGGCGTATATTCTATTCTTGTATTCTGGGATTCTGACGGTACTGTTAACGATAGTCCTGAAGAAGAAAAATGTTACGAAATATTTGGCCCATTTGTAATTCAGCAAACAGGCTGTATAGACACTAGAGCTAATAATTTTAATAGCGATGCTACAATTGACGATGGATCTTGTGTATTTCCAGACAATTTAAAAGGCTGTACAGATCCTACTGCTAGTAACTATAATGTTTCAGCAATTTTTGACGACGGCAGTTGTGAGTTTGAAGAAGGTCGAGAAGATATTATAGGGTGTACTGACCCCTCTGCGGACAACTTTAATCCTAGTGCAACAATAGATGATGGTAGTTGTATATTCCCATCTCAAGGTAGTTATAAGTGTGTTAAAGGAATTTGCACGTTTATAGAAAACAATTTTACAGGATCTAAAACTTTACAAGAATGTACTAGTAAAGGATGTAGTGGGAAAGAAACAGACGAAACCAGATTAAGAGATTTTAGCGCAAATAGATTTACAATAGCTACTACTAACTCAAGTTCTAAAACACAAAGTTAATATATGCCACTAGTACAAGGAATAGGGTGTGATGATCAAGCTACAGGTATAGTTACTATAACTTTACCTGATACTACAACTTTGTTGCCGGCTATCAGTAATCCTGATGGTATAGTAGTTATGATAGTATTAAAAAGAAACTATGATAATTTTGTAGCTGTAAACTATAATCAAACGTTTCAAGCAACTATTCCATCAGCTGAAGCAGGTAACTTTATACAACTTATATCTGCTTCAGAACAAAGCTTTAGCTTTAAGAATGTGACTGCAGGAACTTACGAGATAAGCGTAAGATATTACGATGATGCTTTTCTAGACGGAAACTTATTAAATGTTCCTGATATTGAGAAATACGCAGCAGTTACAGTTATAGACGCTGCTGTTAATCTAACAAGCTGTGATAGTAATATATATGGATGTACAGACCCTGCAGCTAAAAATAGTGTAGACAATGCAGTAGTAGATGATGGGTCATGTCTATATCCAGGTTTAGATGGAGTAAACGTTAGAGACATTCAATGTGCCTGTCCTCCAGATAAAAATGGTAATATAAAACTAAGTAGAGATTGTTGTCCTGCAGAGCCTGTATTTGGATGTACAGATCCAAATGCAACAAATTACAATAGTGTAGCATCTGTAGATAGTGGTAATTGTCAGTACGAAATTAATAGCTGTTTATCAGACTGTGAAATAGTTAATACAGTTGTACCAGCTTGTATACCTAATGATATAGATGCGCTGTTAGCATATAATAAAGAGTGTATTATAAGATCTGGTAGTAGAGTTTGGACAAAGCAGATAACTGGAATATCAGATACATGTTCTACCATGGACACTTGGAAGCTTTTAATTATAGATGATCTAATGTCTAGAAAAGGCTTACCTTGTTTATTTAACTGTACTGATCAGAATACACCTGCTATATTAGATGCAAGTAATGATTGTGAAGCAGACTGGGCAAGTGCCGGCAGCAGATATTGGAACTATGATGACTCAGGACGTTATAATATAAATACTATTGTAAAACGTAAAAATTTAGATGGCAGTCTAAGTATATATTCAGCAACATCTAGTACAGACCTTAATATAGATCCGATAAGTAAAAGATTAGATAACCCTTGGAGAAAATGTTCAAGTTTGGTTATAACAGAAACAAGAGAAGAATATCTACCTAACTTTTTAGCATACGTGCAGCAATACTGTAGAGATTGTGGTATAGAGCCATACTTGCGAGGGAAGGCTAGAAAAGCTGTAAAAATTCAAAACGTATTTACAGCAGGTGGTAGTATTATTACAGTAAACGGGGCAACCTTTAAAATTTAAAAAAATGGCAGAAATAACATCTCTGAGTACATTGTCTAAAAGTGCAGTAGCAGCCACAGATTTTTTGCTGGTTGCAAACTCTAGCTCAAAAACAGCTAAGAAATTTCAGATGCAGACTTTGTTCCCATCAGTATCTACTGCAGGAACAGGTTCACAGACTATATACACTAGCGCAACGCTAACTAATCAAAACCAAATTGTATTTAAAGGCATTAAGTCTGCAGATGCAAAGATGACAGTAACTACAGCAAGTGATAATATTGTACTTACACTTGTAGAGGCACAGATTGATTTAAGTAACTGTAATAACTCTTCATCTGGGTTTTTGACATCTATAAACAACTCTAACTGGAGTGGTGCAGATTTAGCAGTAACTAACGGTGGTACTGGTTTATCTGCTGTTGCTAAGGGCGCAATCCTATATGCAAGTGATACAAACGTTCTTTCAGCTAGTACAGCAATGTCTACAAATGGACATTTACTTATTGGTAATGCAACAAACGGTTACCCATCTGTAGCAACACTTACTGCAGGTAGTAACATAACTATTACTAACGGTGCAGGATCTATTAGTATTGCAGCAAGCTTAGCAAGTTTGGCAGCTAACTTAGACACAGGAAGCTATAACATTGACCTAAATACTAACTATATTAGTGATGATGGGTCTGATAGAGGTATATATGTACACACTAACGGTAAGACTATTCTAAACGATTCAGGATCTTCTCTTACTACAGGTGATGCTACAGGACAGTTAAATATACAGGGTACAACTACTACTGCAATTAAGATAGGTAACTCTGGTGCATACCAAGCTAACTATGACATTATAGGAACTGACTCTTCTTCTGGTACAGCTGGAGCAAACTTAAGAATATACGCAGCAACAGCAGGTGGAGGAAACATGGCTGGTGGTGATTTACAACTATACGCAGGTTCTGGTACAGGATCAGGCGCAGGGGGTGCATTACAGTTGTTAGCAGGTGATGCAGCGTCAGGGACGCCAGGTAGTGTACTTTTAAGAACTTACACAGCTGGTGGATCTGCTACAACTGCAATTACAGTAGATAGCTCACAAGATGTAACAGTAGAAACAGGTAATCTATTTGTATCTGCTAAGCCTATTTATGCAAGAGCGTCTACTACTCCTGCAATTGTACAGTACCAAGGTGCAGAAGCTACTACTGACGACGGAACAACTGCGGTATCTGCTGCAAATGTTTTGACAGGTATTGTAAAGTGTACGCCTACTGCAGACAGAAGTAAAGCTACAGATACTGCTAGTAATTTAATATCAGGACTGTCTCTAACAGCAGACAATGATAGTTTTGATTTTAGTTTGCTTAACTTAGCTACCGACGGAACATCTGATGTAACGCTTACAGGAGGCACAGGAGTTACTTTAGTAGGTAATATGATAGTAAAGTCTCAGGACAATGCTGACGATGCGGGATATGCAGGTGTAGGTAGATTTAGAATTAGACGAACTGGATCTAGTGCAGTGACGATGTATAGAATTTCATAAACCAAAATAAATATATAGACTATGAAAAAGATGACAATGGCAAACTCTGAGTTTGTTGATTTGTTTAACGGACTTGTAGCAGTACAAGGACTAAAAGGAGTTAAGTTTGGATTACTAGTAGCAAAAAATGTTAGAGTAATACAAGAAGAGCTTGACCATTTAGAAAACGCTAGTAAGCCTAGTGAAGAGTTTATGGAGCTATCTGCAAAGATTAATGAGCTCATGAACAACAAAGATGATGAAGGCATCAAGGCTTTGGAAAGCGATAACGCAAAACTTATCCAAGATCGTAAAGATCAGTTGGCTGAGATAGAAAAGTTAATGGTAGAAGAGACAAGTATGAATTTGTTTCCCATTACAGAAAGTTGCTTACCTGCAGATATTACAGGAGAGCAGATTATGAACATTGATAAAATTATTGAGTAATGAAAATTAATTGGATCAACAGCTTTAAAGCTAAGAACAAAAAACCTAAGTACTACCTAGAGTGTAGAATAGGTACATTTACATTGATTGATGTAAAGAAAGAAGACGGCAAGTTTAGATTTATGCTTTGTAACCTAGGGTTTGAAATTTAGAGGTTGGGATATTTGAACAAGCACCTTAAAATTATTAGAATATGGCAATTATAAACGTATCAGCAAATATATCTAGTGATAGTAGTTTACAAGATAATTTAAACATTGTAGGAAATTCAGGAACTGTTGGTATAACAGGTGATGTTATAATTGACAGAATTCAAGTAAGTGACTCTGCAGAAATAATATTTGATAAAAGTGCATTTGTAGGATCTAACCCTCCTGCGTACATATTTATTAAATTTATAGCAGGAGGATCAAACCAGCATGTTTTAATACAAGACTCAGGTGGGAGTAATGTTTATTTAAAAATGTTACAGAACGAAGTGGCTTTACTGCCTTGGAATGGCACCCTAGATTTATATGCAGTAGCTAGCGGAACCGCTCAAGAAGAAACTTTAGAAATAGCAATTTTTCAAAGATAACTAATATGGCAAACTTAAAAATAGATTTATCTCTAGCAGGTCCAGTAATAGAGTCTGATGTACAATTTAACACTGATGCTCAAGGAGGAGTTACTGGAGGCATAAAAGTAGTTAATCAAATAACTAAGAATATACAAGGAGATGTACGTAAAAGAAAAGCTCATATTAGTAATATTTCAGGAGCTAATGGGCTGAAGATTTTAGACGCTTCCTACTATTCAGGAAAAACATATGTATATCTAAAAAATGTAGATAAAAATAATACCTCGGCTCATGTGTATATTAGAACTGCACAAAATTCTGGTGATATTATTTTGAGACTAGCTGTTAATGATTTTGCATTTTTTCCTTGGAATGCTACAAAAGATCTGTGGGCAAACATGGTTTCAGTAGATACAGCTACGTTTTTAGAAGTTTACATATTTGAACTTGCACAATAATGAATGAGCAAGATATTAGAGTATTGTTACTAAACACAACAGCCATGGGTATAAGCATGGCGCAAGTAGAGATGATACTCAAAATATCTTTGCTTGCAGTATCTATAGGATACACTGCACAACGTTGGTGGTTATTGCATAAAAGTAAAAAAGAATGAAATTAGAAGTATTAAGGTTTAGCAGTGAAAGTGACAGCACAAATGGATTATTATTTGACATTACAGAGGGAAGAAAATTCTTATGCTACACACTTGAAGACGAACATAGGGACGTTAAAAAGTACGGTGAAACCAGAGTACCTGCAGGAACATATGACATTACTCTCCGGACGGTGGGAGGATTTCATGGTAGATATTTAAAGAAGTATGGGGAGATGCACAAAGGCATGTTGTGGGTACGTAAGGTTCCTAATTTTGAGTATATCCTTATTCACACTGGTAATACAGATGAACATACTGCTGGGTGCTTACTTCTTGGTGATACTCAACAAACAAATTTTGAGTGGAGTGATGGATTCGTTGGTCGTTCTGCTATTGCGTATAAAAGGGTATATCCAAAAATTGCTGCAGCGTTAGTAGCAGGTGAAGATGTAACAATTACATATACAGATTTTGATAGTCTGGACTAGATGTTAACATACATAGGACAACATATCTTTGACTTTGCTTCTAAGTTTAGAAATAAAGTATACTTTGAGAATCTGAAAGGATCTTCAGGTATGCTTAATGTCGCAGATGATGGCGAAGTTACTAAAGTCCCTACTGTGTCTAACATAGACACTTGGTATTTAAGCAATACAAACAAACTTGACCTAAACCCTCCCGAATCAAACCCAACAGGTATAACATTTAAACCCGATGGTACAAGGGTGTTTACAATAGGTTATAGCCGTAACAGAGTGCAGTCTTATGACTTGTCAACTGCTTGGGATTTAACGACAGCAGGTAGCCCAACTGAAAGCGAGTACCTTGTTCAAAACAATTTAGCTGCCACACAGGAAGATTTCTTTATTGACTCAAGTGGTACACGAATGTATGTGCTATCAAGAAGTTCGGATAGCGTAGGTCAGTTTACCCTAAATACCGCTTGGGACATATCAGATATTACATTTGTACAAGACGTGCATTTAAACTCTACGAGTCTTAGTGGAGGGGTTGCAGGGTTTGTTACAGGTGAGGGTAACCCAATGGGGATGACGTTTAAACCCGATGGCACTATAATGTACATTGTAGGGTACTCTACAGATGACGTTTTTCAAATACCCTTATCTACCGCTTGGGATATATCTACACACGGTACAATAACGTCTATTGATGTTTCTATAGAAGGAACGCCAAATGCTGTTCAGTTTAATAATGACGGTACAGTAATGTACATCATGGGTTATAGCACTGATGCAATCCTTCAATATAATTTGTCAACCGCTTGGGACGTAACCACCGCTTCTTTTGTTAAAAGGACAACTTCATTTATTAGAACTCTAGAAGGAACAGGCTCAGGGTTTTACTACAATGAAACTGAGCAAAAAGGATTTATATGTGGTAGAAGTTCTGACTTTGCTTATGAGGTAATTATATCCGAGGCGATAAGATTTAGTAACCCTGTATCCGCTGAAGCGATTCAAGGAGACAAGGTTATAGCAAATGAACTAATAACGGGGTATACAGGCACGAATGACTTTTTTAATTCAACCTATACTCATTCTCTTTTGCAAACTCAAGGTACAACGTATTTAGGATACAATCAAGGTGCGCAGAACATCAGAGTAGGAAATACTGTTTACGGAAACTACAGATTTCATGTATTTCAAGGGAATTACATAAACAATGACTTTATAAGCAACCCTACAGGCGCATTACCGAACATTAGATTTTTTAACCCACTTATCGGAGGCGTTGGCGTATTTTCTATTGGTAAAACATATAATACAAGTACAGTTTATTTGCGTGGAGGCGTTACAGATATAGACTCTGAGGCAGACACCTTTAGCCATTTAGGTGAGTTTACATTAGGAGGTGAACTTAAAGTTACAGGAAACCAACCACTTAGATATAAAGACCCT